CCGGTGTATTTTCTCTCTATGAACAACCAAAACTACTCTCGCTAGGTAAACAAGTTAAAATCTCCTAACGAAAACTAACCGGAGAGAAATGGCAACATTTCTCCCGGAAAACTACCAAGGAAAACAATGCACCGTAATCGTTCAGTAAGTACCCACCAGTTCGCAATGGTACCTCGCGCTGATATTCCACGATCAAAATTTGACGTGCAATCAGCACATAAAACAACTCTCGATTCGGGCTACCTTGTACCCGTCTACGTAAACGAAGTATTACCCGGAGACACATTTAACTTCAAAATGACTGCCTTCGCACGAATGGCAACTCCTCTTTATCCTATTATGGATAATATGAAGTTAGATAGCTTCTTCTTTTTCGTCCCTAATCGCCTGTTATGGAATAACTGGCAGAAATTTATGGGCGAACAAAACGACCCGGGCGATAGTATTTCTTACATCGTCCCGACAACAACAAGCCCAGCAGGCGGTTACGCAGTAAACAGCTTACAAGATTACATGGGCTTACCTACCGTTGTCCAAATCGGTGGATCTGCTACTGTAGAACACTGTTCATTCTGGCCACGTGCTTACAACTTGATCTGGAACGAATGGTTCCGTGATCAAAACTTACAAGATTCACGACCTGTGGATCTTGATGACGGACCGGATAATCCGGCCGATTACACATTACAACGTCGTGGCAAACGTCACGACTATTTCACTTCAGCATTGCCTTGGCCACAAAAAGGTGAAAGTGTATCTTTACCTTTAGGCTCAAAGGCCCCAGTATTTGCTGAAAATACACACGGTACCAATTTTGTTTCTATTAACAATAATGCCGGTGTAGCAAAATCTGTTGCTACCTTTGCAACTGGTGGCGGAACCCCGTACGTCTACTTAGAACGTGACGCCCTCAACTCGGATGCTCCTTTATATGCTGATCTCGCTGATGCAACTGCTGCAACAATTAATCAACTACGCCAAGCGTTTCAAATTCAAAAGTTACTTGAACGCGATGCTAGAGGCGGTACTCGATATACTGAAATTATCCGCGCTCACTTTGGCGTTGTTTCTCCTGATGCTCGTCTCCAACGTCCGGAATATCTCGGCGGTGGATCGACGGATATCAACATCAACCCTATTGCTCAAACAAGCAGTTCGACCGTTACTGGAACGACTACCCCTATGGGTACACTTGCTGCTATGGGTACTGCCCTGGCTCATAATCACGGATTTACTCAATCGTTTACTGAGCATGGCGTAATCATTGGTCTAGTATCTGTTCGAGCAGACCTTACTTACCAACAAGGCTTACCACGTATGTGGAGCCGTTCAACACGATATGACTTCTATTTCCCTGCCTTTGCGCATTTAGGAGAGCAGGCCGTCCTAAACAAAGAAATTTATGTTCAAGGCACATCAGCAGATGATGACGTCTTTGGCTATCAAGAACGCTGGGCAGAGTATCGTTACAAACCATCCCAAATTTCAGGCTTATTTAAATCAACTGCCGCCGGAACTCTTGACGGCTGGCATTTAGCCCAGAAATTTAATACATTGCCAACATTAAACTCTACATTTATTGCTGACACACCCCCATTAGATCGCGCACTTGCAGTAGGCTCGGAAGCTAATGGACAGCAATTCCTATTTGACTCATTTTTTGATGTCAAAATGGCGCGTCCAATGCCAATGTACTCTGTACCTGGCTTAATCGACCACTTCTAATATGTGGGGATCAATTATAGGAGCAGGAATTGGAGCGGCCGCCAGTCTTATTGGCGGATCGCAACAAAATAAAGCCAATGCTGCAATGGCAGAACAGCAAATGGGTTTTCAGGAGCGTATGCGTGAAACCCAGTATCAAACAGCTGTTGCTGATTTAAAAGCAGCAGGGCTTAACCCCATGCTTGCCTATTCTCAAGGCGGAGCGGGCACACCGCAGGGTGCAACCGCACAAATGGGGAATCCATTAGGCGAAGCCGGAAATTCAGCAAAAGAAGGCGCCTTAGCTGTAGCGCAATATCAAAATATGCGCAATCAAAATGTTCTTATTGAAGAACAAGCTGAAAAAACTAATGCTGATCGATTTTTATCTCTCGATCACGCAGCTAATTTACGAGCGCAAACCGCTCGAGAATTAGCACAAATGCCGGGATACGGCAAATTTGGGCAATTTAGAGATGCCCAAATACAACAATTACAAACATCGAGCGCATTACAAGGAGCCCAAGACTTACAAGCCAGGGCTCAAACTCGATATACAAACGAATTAACTTCGTTAGCTAAAACTGGAAGTGCACCTTCCAGTACTAAACCAATTTATCAAGACATAAAGGGCATGCTTCATAGCCAATATGACAAATATCAACGTTACTTACCATTTGGAAAAATGAAATGAAAAAAGATACTACATTTTTAAGAACCCAATACAACTACGACCACAACGCTGCGTCAAATGCGTCCGGGCTGGTTTGTGAGGAACCCACCCGGGCGCAGCAGCACCATAAAGACGAGTGTGACATTAATGTCATCCTCGAGCGTTTCGGTAAAACCGGTCAAATGCCCGTAAACGCAATTAGCGGTACTTATGGCGACTTTTCAGGCGTCCATGACTACCATACCGCAATGAATGCGTTAATCGCTGCAGAAAGCGAATTTGCTGCATTACCAGCCCAAATTCGATCCAAGTTTGACAATGATCCTGCAAACTTAGTCCAATTCTTGGACAATCCAGACAATCGAGACGAAGCTGAAAAGCTCGGACTCGTTAATCCTACAAGCTCATATGAGCCTGTAGCTTCTAATCAACCAGTCACCGAGCCCTCAGAATGAGGGCAGCACAGTTACACTACTTGATGTAACTGTGCTAGGTGACACCAATCACCTAAAAAACACGATAACCAAGGACATAAAAAATGAAAATGATGAGAAAAAAAGTCAACAAATCAAAGTCCGCTAGGACTTTCCGTAAAAACGCTGGTAAAACAGCGTACGCAAATCTTAAAACCAACCCTATGAGGGGCGGTATTAGACTTTAACCTTAACTAAGGACCACCTCACATGGCCTGTTATCACCCACTGACCGCTTACCTAAGTGGACATACAATCAATAATGCAACCGGCAAAGTATTTCGCCGTGTTTCATTTAAAGAGACTGACGAGCATGATCGTCAAGTCTCACTGCCCTGCGGCCAATGTATTGGTTGCAGGCTAGAACGCTCACGCCAGTGGGCAATGCGCTGCATTCATGAAGCGCAACTTCATCAAAACAACTGTTTTATAACCCTCACTTATAACGATGAAAACTTACCAAAAAACAACAGTCTCGACCACCGAGACTTCCAGTTATTCTTCAAACGACTACGTAAAGCAAATCCACATATCAAAATTCGTTACTACATGGCTGGAGAGTATGGCAGTAACTACGGCCGACCTCACTTCCACGCCTGTATCTTCGGATACGATTTTTATGATAAGAAACTATTCAAAAGGACTGCCGCTGATAGTCTCCTTTATACATCCCAAGAGCTTGAAAAGCTCTGGCCATATGGTTATTCCACCATTGGAGACGTTACCTTCGAATCAGCTGCATATGTTGCACGATATATTATGCAAAAACAAACTGGAAAAGTAGACCCAAATCACTATACCTATTGCGATTTACAAACTGGCGAATTAGTAAAAATACAACCTGAATACAACAAAATGAGCTTAAAACCTGGAATAGGCGCAGATTGGTATAAAAAATACAAAACAGACGTCTACCCTCACGACTACGTAGAAGTTCGTGGAAAAAAACTTAAACCACCTAAGTACTATGATCGATTATTTTCTAAGGAAAACCCTTATGAATACGATCAAATACTTTACATAAGAGAAAAACAAGCTAAACTACGACCTGAAGAACATAGCTATGAACGCCTGCTCGTCAAAGAAACGGTTACAAAAGCTAAACTTCAACTGTTAAAACGAAAACTCACATAAGGAAAAACCTCATGAAACAAATCATATGTACCGTTAAAGATCGAGCCGCAGACGCATATGGCCGTCCGATGTTCGTACCCTCAGCTGGCGTAGCCATCCGTTCTTTCTCAGATGAAATTAACCGTGATAATGCTGATAATCAGCTTTTCAACCACCCCGACGACTTCGACCTATACGAACTGGGCGAATTCGACGATAACACTGGATTATTCTCTTTACATGAACAACCAAAACTATTATCGTTAGGTAAACAGGTAAAAATATCCTAAATTAAAAACACCTCGTGGAAGGGCGGGGCTTATGCCCCACCCTCTTCCAGAGGACACTACCAAGGAAAACAATGCACCGCAATCGCTCCGTAAATACCCACCAATTCGCAATGGTGCCACGCGCAGATATACCACGATCTAAATTCGACGTACAAAGCGCACATAAAACTACACTCGATTCGGGCTACCTTGTACCCGTATACGTAAACGAAGTTCTCCCCGGGGACACGTTTAACTTCAAAATGACTGCCTTCGCACGAATGGCTACACCAATCTACCCGATCATGGATAACATGAAACTGGATAGTTTCTTTTTCTTTGTACCAAATCGCCTGTTATGGAATAACTGGCAGAAATTTATGGGAGAGCAAAATGATCCGGGTGATTCTATATCTTATGTTGTTCCTACAACTACTAGCCCTGCTGGCGGTTACGCCGTAAACAGTCTTCAAGACTACATGGGTTTACCAACGGTTGGACAAATCGGTTCATCCGCAACCGTAACACATTGCTCGTTCTGGCCACGAGCATACAATTTGATTTGGAACGAATGGTTCCGAGATCAAAATCTGCAGGATAGCCGTCCAGTTGATTTAGACGACGGCCCTGATTCACCTGCAGATTACACATTACAACGCCGTGGAAAACGGCATGACTACTTTACATCAGCTTTACCTTGGCCACAAAAAGGTGAAAGCGTTGCATTACCATTAGGCTCTTTAGCTCCCGTCGTTATGGATAATTATGCTCAGGGACGTAGAGTCACTGCAAAAAATTACGCCGACGGAGTTTCTAAAGAACTTGGAGTAGACGCCGGAACCGTTGTAGCCGGCGGCACATGGACATCTGGACAATCAGCCTTATATGCAGACCTATCTGATGCAACTGCAGCAACAATTAACCAACTTCGCCAAGCATTTCAGATTCAAAAACTTTTGGAACGAGACGCTCGGGGCGGTACTCGATACACTGAAATTATTCGCGCTCACTTTGGCGTTGTCAGTCCTGATGCTCGCCTTCAACGTCCGGAGTATCTCGGCGGAG